ATTGGCTTAGGCGATGGAAAGGACGGCGTTGCCGTTGGGCTTGTTGCAGGTGAGCGCGCCCTTCCAGGTCAGGCCCCAGTAGTAGGCGTACCGGTTGTAGATGCGCGGCGGGTTGCGAGTGATCATGTTGTGACCCTTCGCCGGCCGCAGCTTCAGCGTCTTGCTGTTGAGCATGTATAGACGCTTCTGCCAGGGGATGGTCGGATTCAGGGCCGCGTCGATGTCCAGTGCCGCCGGGTCACGGATGATCTGCACGCCGTGGAAGAACAGGTCGCTCGACGGATCGAGCTTGCTGGCGACCTTGCCACCGCCCGGCGCCGTTGCGAACTGCAAGTAGCGGGTGATCTCGGTCTTCGCCTTCGCGCGGAAGGCGTCGATGAAATCCTCGCCCGCGATGATGAAATCGGGCTGGCCGCCGTGACGGGTGCACGCGCGCCAGGCCTGCTCCATCTCGTCGATCACGTCGGCGGTGGTGGTATTGATGTTCTGGCTGGTGTAGTTGCGCCAGTAGGTCTCCACCGAGCGATCCAGGCCGCCCAGCGTGCCCGTGGTCGGATCGGTGGCGATGAGCGAATCCAGGCCGGCCAGCGCATCGGTGTCCTGCGTGCCGTCCAGGTGCAGCTCGTAGTCGAACTTCTGCTCGAAGCCCTCGCGCAGCGCTTCGACGTTCTCTTCCAGCAGATCGGTGAGGCGGTTCGCCTCGTCGTCCGTGTGCTTGGAAACCTTGCCCTCGATGACGGTGATGCCGTTCTGGAACAGCTCGTCCTCGTTGAGGGTGAAACCGTCATGGCACGAACGCCACGGGTACTGCGCCTGGCGCACGGTGTCGCGCTTGTTGTACGAGACCTCGGCGTCGCCGTTGTACCAATCGAAATTGGTGTCGTACGCCTTGCGGACGTTCTCGACGACGTACTGCTTGCCACCCGGGAACTCCTTGGAGGCTTCCATCAGCTTCGCCAGGAGCGGACGGTCCTGCACAACCTGGTCGATGGGCTTGTTACGGAGGTACGCATCGAGCGAGTAGTGCCCGGCGCGCTGAATCTGATCGGCGGTAAAAGCCATGGGGATGTGCTCCAACAAGTGAAAGGAATGAACCGATCACCGGCTGGCGGAACACGACCCCGCCTGTTCTGTGCTACCGGGCGCGACCCCGGCTATACGGCTTGCGCGGTTGTTTGCCTCTGGCTGCGGGATGCGATCACCGCTTACGCGTAGCCGTTGGCCTTGAGTGCTATTTCACTCGGCCTTACGCGGGCTTCAACAAAGAAAAAGCCCCGCGGTGGGTCGCAGGGCTCTATGGGAAATGTTCAGTGTGGTGGCCGGCGCTGATCCCGGCACGGTGGCGATAGGCGTGTACCGACGCCTCGTTTTATAACCGCGTGGCTCTGTGGGAACCCATTCCATCCACCGTATCCGCCGGCCAGCGGGTAACACCGCCTATTCGTGCGGCCCGACCCTTCCGGGTTCGGAGAGGGTTTCTCGCTATCTCGTCCACGTCGTCCGATACACGGTCTCACCGTACCGGCTCTCGCTCACCTGATTAGCGCATCAGCCTGCGCATTCACCACGCGCCAATCTTGCACCTATTTATTGCGGGCGATCAGCGCGCAGCGGTGTCACCTTGGATGGCTTGGGCGCCAGTTCCTCGACCCGCTGCCATTTGAACGTGTCTCGGCGCAGCACGAACAGCGCGCCATCGACCACCATGGCTGCATGGGATGCCGTCAGGTCGAAAAACTCACGCGGATCGGCCAGGAGCACGGCGCCGTCCATGATTTCGTGCGGCTCGGGCTCGTAGAAGTCCTCTTCGGGATCGTCGGCGACTTCTTGCGCTTCGGCTTCGTCGCTCATGCGGCCTCCAACATGTGGCTGTTGATCCGAACGCGCCCAACCTCGCCGAAACGCTTGGAATAGGTGATCACCTGGGCGTCCCGTCCACTCATCCAGCCGCCACGGGAGGCGTAGGCATCCGGCGCGGCCAGCGTGCGGTGCTGCTCCACCAGCATCAGGCTCGTTTCCTTCACATCGACGTGGTGAAGGTGGCCCATGTGCGCATAGGCGTACTTCGTGCGCCCGAAAACCTCGCGGAACTTCGCCACGAACACCGCGTCGATGTCGCTAGGCTTGCGTTTGTGGCCGTGGTGGTAGAACAGGGCCGTTTGGCCGTGCTCGACGCAGTAGTAAGGGTCGGGCGATACGTCCACGGCGACGCGTGGCTCGCTTTCGTAGATCGCCGCCAGCCACTCACGCAGCCATATCGCGCTGGCCGGGTCGTGATTGCCCTCAGCCATGACCACATGCACCCGCTCATGGCGGTCCAGCAGCATGCCGATAACGCGGCGGATCACCCGGATTGCCACACGCACAAGCTTCTGGAAGCGCGTGTCGGCGTCCAGCAGGTTGCGATGGGCTGGGGTCACCGCATCCATGCCGTCCCAGTGCAAGAAGTCGCCGATTTGGGCGAATACGGCCACGGCAGCACGCGGCGCCTGCTCGATAGCGGCGGCGAACCAGTCCACCAGCATCCGTTCCGCGATGGAAATATCCCAGTCCGCGCCCGTTTCCTCGCCCCAGGCCAGCATGCCTAGGTGGTAGTCGGTGATCGTGTACTGGTTGAGCAGGTCCGCGATGCATCCCGACAGAGCGGCGCGCGGTTGCTCTCGCGGCAACTCGTCGGCCATCCCGGCAAACGCCGCCTGAAGCATTTCGCGCTGGCGCTCGTGGTCGATGGACGACTTGACCCATTGCGCCGCGACGCTTCCGTCTTCGCGGTAGAGCGTGGACACGCCCTTCGCCATGAATCCATCCGGTACGGGATGCGTCATGTTGTGCTCGGGCGAGTAGCCCTTGCGAACGATGCCGGACCAGCGACGCTCAAAGCTTCGGCGGTTGATGCCGAGCGCTTCGGCGGCCTTCCTTTGGCTCCCGTGCTCACGGTGGGCGGCGATCAACTCGTCATCGGTGTACTTCATGCCGCCGCCGCCTGATCGTCGTCCACCGATTCCAGGCGTTCGCGCAGGACTTCGGCGGTATCCACAGGCTCAGGTGGGTTGACCAACGCCAGAGCCTCGTCTAGCAGTAGCCGCGAGTGGTACAGGTACTGTATCGCCGTGCGTAGCTTGGCCTCTACTGGCGAGACCTCGTGAGTAGGCGTTGGCTTGGAATCGGCTACCGCTGCTTTGCTGTAAGGCGGGAAACTGGCCTTCATCGAGTAGTCTCCAATTCATCTTCTCCAAGCCATTCGATACGCCTGACTTTGTCGTCATCGAAGTAGGCAACTTGGTATTCACGACCTCCTACGGATGCGCAAGCCTGCTTCACGCGTCCGCAGCAGTCGGCATCAAGCAATCGAACGCGCTCCCCGATAGCGAAGCGGAACGCGATCACGTTCTGTCCAGCTAAGGAGCGTGTTGCAACCATGCTCGACACCTCAGATTAGGCTTGCCGCGACCGGACGCCCGCCTCAGCGCTTATCCGGCTTATCCACCTAGGGGCGCGCGGCAAAGGGGTTACTCGGCGAGTGCCTTGCTCACCGCATCGCTAACGATCTGGCGCTTGGTCTTGCCGCGCTTGAGGACCTTGTTCGCCTTGGCGTCGATCTGCGCCTTCTGGCCTGGCGTGAGGTTGCCCTTGGCGACCTGCTGGCTTGCCCTTGCCTTGGCATTGGCCGCGTGGCTCGCATCCGGCACGGGGAACTTCCGCTCGGACGGCAGCGCAAACGCACTGGTCGGCAGGTTCTTGCGCGTCTTTGTGGTCAGTACGGCCATGGCTAGTTGTCCGATTCATTAATGGCGAGCATCACGGCGTCACGAATGGTCTTGGGCTTCGGATTGCCGCCGCCGCCATCCAGCGTGCGGCGCAACGGCTGCTCTTCCTTCCTCGGCGGTGCGACGCGGACGGATGAGGCGACCTCGCCCAGGGCGTCGTAAGCGGTCTGGAACAGGTCCGACCACGATTCCGGCTGCGCACTGTTGGCAAGGCGGTCGAAGAAACCGCGCTTGTTGAGGATGTCCAGCTTGGATTGGAAGTCCGGGTCGGCCTTGCGAAGCTGCGAGCCCAGGTCGGCAAGGCTCTTTTGCGCCGTATCGACGCGCGCCTGCTGTTCCTGCTGCTGCTTCTGCGTCTGCTGGCCCTGCTCCGCGCGCTGACTGCGCAATTCGTTCTGGCGCCGGCTGCGGGCCAGTTCCAAGGCATCCTGCTCGCTCAGTTCGAACTTCTGCACGCGGTCGGCAAGGTCGGGGTACGCGGCCAAGGCCTCGTTGCCGACGCCAAGATGCCGCGCCATGTCCTTGTATGTCTTCTCGACCCGCTGGAAGGCCGTCATCTGGCGCTCGGGATCGCCCGAATTCATGTCGGTGAGCAGCATCAGCATCTCGGCGAACTGCTGCGGGCTGGCTCCGGTACCTTCCCACACGTCCACGACCTGCTTGTGCTGGGTCTCCAGTTCCTTGTGCTTGGTGTCCAGCTCCGAATAGCGCGTCTCGGCTTCCTTGACGCGGTTGGCGAGGGCCTCGAAGCGCTGGCGGGAGGCTTCCTTCAGCCCCGGAGGCGGCTCTAGCTCCGCGTCCTTGGCCTTTTCGGGGTCTTCCTCGGCCTTGTCGTCGGCCTTGGCAGGCTCGCCGACCTTGGCACCAGCGGCAGGCTGCTCATCGGCGCTATCGTCATCACCAGCGAGAGCGCGACGGACAGCATCCGCCGTGCTGGATGGCTGCGCGGACCCTTCGCCGTCTTCGGAGGTAGACGCATCGGTATCAACCTCCTGGCCGGTGGTGTCGGTATCGACTTCGGTACTGATGTTGTCGTTTTCCATGATGGTTCCTGTGGTGGGCTCAGGCCGCAAATGGCGGCAACGGCGGGGTCAACGCGGCCTCTTGCGGGTCGCTCGGTGGTGCCTGGCCGCCTTGGAGTGCAGCGGCAAGGCCGGAGAGGTCAGGGGCGGGTCCGCCAGCCTGTGGCGGCGTCACACCCGGGTCGTTCGCCGCATGCATGGCTGGCGTGCCGAGCATTCCTGCGATCAGGTCGGGCGTGATGTGCGGGAACGAGGCCTGCACCAGCGCGGCGCCGGCATCGGGCGGCAACAATCCACCACGCACGGCGGTCACGATGGCCTGCAAGGCTTGGATCTGCGGCCCCATCAACGCCTGTTCGGCAGGCGGGCGATCCGGAGGCGGCGGTGGTGGTTGCGGCTCGACCTTCGGCAGGATCGTTTCCACGTCGATCCGGTCATCGAACCGACGCAGCGTTTCGGCGATCAGGTTCTTGATGGACTCGGCGGCACCCGTCATGCCCTCCGCCATCGCCTGGCCGTATTTCTCCAGCATCGGCGTCAGTTCGGGAAGCAGTTGCGTCCAGGTCTGCTGGTCTTTCTGCTTGTCCGGCTGGCCCGTAGAGCCGGCGCGAATGTCCACCTGCACGAGGTTGAACACCTGGTCGCGGCTGAGCTTGGGCCACCGGTAGCCCTCGCCAACGATCTGCGCGACCTGTTGCTCAGGCATGGCGAGCAGCAGCACTTCGGCCACGTACTGCGCAATCTCGCCCAGCCACTTTTCCAGGGCCGAGCGCTGGCCCAAGGTCCGCGCGCCCATGCCCTGCTGCATGATTTCCGCCTCGGTGGCGGTCTTGGCCTTCATCACCACGCCGCGCATGGCGTCCTGCACGCCATAGATCATGTCGATTTCGGCGCGGATGGGATCGGTGGTGTAGAGCGCCGGGTCGATGGGCGGGTTTTGCAGCGTCGTGACGAGATTGCCGACCGGCTGCCCCTGCGCATCGATGCCGATGTTTTCCAGGCGCTTGCGGTTCTGGATGGCCTGCACGTCCTCGACGGACAAGAGCCCCTTGTCGAACAACGTCGCCGGCTTGGCGCCCTCGCGGTGCTCCTTGAAGCCCGAGCGGGTTGCGTTGTACTCCTGCACCAGTGGGTCAGCCATCGCTACGGCGGAAAGCGGCTCGCGCTCACCCTCGGCCCACGAGAACGCCAGCACGAAGTACGGATACCAGCGCTTGCCCACGAACTGGGGCGCGAACGTCGGCTTGGCGTAGCGGTCCAGGCCGTCGATCAGCGTCCGCACGACCTGGGCGCGGTTGTCCCACACCTCGCGGACGCACACCATCTCGCCTTTCTTCTCCTTGCCCGCCTTGCCCATGCCCTTGGCATCGTGGGCGACGCTGGACGCATCCTCCTCGCGGCCATCGCGACAGGGATACGTGGTGAGTTTCTGGCACTCATCCTCGGACAGGCCGAATTGCGCGACCGCATCGTCCTTGTCCATCCAGATCCGCTGGCCCAACCACGGCGAGCGCACGTAGTCGATCAGTTCGGCCACGCTGTGCGGCACGGTGAAGTCATCGGCGGGAACGAAATCGAGAACGATGCCCATGCTCTTGAGCACTTCGACCCTCGCCTGTAGCGCCGCCAGTGTGTCCTCAAGCGTCTGCTTGTCGGCGTCCTCGTCGTCGCAGTAGCCCTCGGCGATGTCCTGCGTCAGTTCGGCCACGCGCTTGAGGTTGTCCTGCACGTCGTTGATCTTGGCGACGATCTGCGGGTCCTGTGCCGTGTCGGTCTGGAAAATGACCTTGACCACGCCATAGCCGCACACCTTGGCGCTACGGATCACTCGCTCGACCATGCTCTTGAGGTCGGCGTCGTAGAGCTGACGGTCAATGACGATCCGCAGGGTGCTGGCGAACGGCTGCAACGAGCCATAGCGCGCCGGGTCGATGGACTCTGAAGGCTTGACCTGGACCTCGGGGTCCTGCGCGTACAGCAGCGGCAGCAGCGTTTCCAACGAAGCCTGGTGCAGGTTGACGTGTACGTCGTGGTCGGACTCGCCCTTGGCCGCACGGCGCCACTTGCGCATGCGCTTGAACAGGTCCTTGTGCAGCTCGTCCTCGCGGGTGAGCGTGTCCTGCCACTGGCGGACCTGGGCCTTTTCCTGGTCGGTCGGCTCGGCTTCGACCTTGACGACGGTCACGCCCGTCATCGGCGCGTCAGGACTGAGTGCCATGGGTCATCCACTCGACAGAGAAAGGTTTCACGCCCTGCGGCACCGACTTGTCCACCTTCGGGCGGCTGGTGCGGATCGCGGGGAACTTGGAATGCATGAAGTAGCCCAGCGCGTCCGGGCCGTGGTCGTTTCCAGCGCTCTTGTCGGGCATGCCGTTGGCGTCGTACGCCTGCTGCTCCATGTCCTGCACCAGGCGCGGGCATGTCTTGGGATTGACCTTCCAGCGGCGCTCACCCTTGCCGTTGCACACCATGGCGTTCACGCTCACCACGCGGTCGCGGATGGGCGGGTTGGACGGCGGGGCCAGAACGCGGAATCCCGCGTTGCGCAGCAGCGCCAGGTCCGACGACGAGGCATTGCGCGTATCGCGCGAGCCGCCTGCCGCATCGGGGTAGATGGTGATCTGATCGGCCTTGCGCCCGTCGCGCACGTACTTCTCGCGCAGCGCTTCGATCATGCTCGGGGTGTCCAGAACGCCCGTCAGCTCGTCCAGCGTGTACGGGTCATCGCCACGGATCACGCTGACCTTGGCCGTCATCTGGCCCACGTTGAAGTCCATGCCGATGTGCAGGGCTTCCTTGGGCAGGATCAGCTCGTCGGTGCCGTTGAGCGTGCGGTCGAATAGCGGATAGACGCTACCCGCCGTCAGGTTGACGAACCGGCCTTCGATGTATGCCTCAAGCAGTTGCGGCGGGTACGTGGCGCGCAGCCCTTCGACGTAATCACCCGGCAACGTGGGGTTGCTGTGCGTCGGAGCGGTGATCAGCTCGTATTGCTCACCCCCGCGCTTGACCCAGCGGTCGTGCGTGAAGCGGAAGCCCTCGGGCGTCGTCCCTACCCCTGCCGTGTTCGGCTTTCCGTCCGGCTTATTCTGGCGGCAGCGGGCGATGATCTTGTTCCAGGCATCCTCGGCGTGCTTGGGCTTGAGCGTGTCCAGCTCGTCCACGTCAGCATCGGCAATCTCGAAGCCAACGATGCGCTCGGGGGCCTCCATCGTGCGGAAGATGATCTGCCCGCCCGTTGCCAGCTTCAGCGTGCCTTCGGACTTGTTGAGCTGGTAGCCGATGCCCCACTCGTCCAGCTTGGATTGGAAGCGAGGCCACGCGATCAAGCGGATCAGGTCGTGGGTCGGCGCAAAGAATCCCCGGTCAAGCGTGGGATAGCGCAGCTTTCCAAGCAGGCTGCGATCAACCAGAGCCTCGGTCTTGCCGCTGCCAAAGCCGCCCACAAAGGCCGGGTACTTCGCCTCGGAGAATACGAACCGCTCTTGCGGCTCGGTCAGCGGAAGGTCAAGAGAGACGGCGGACATTGATCGTCATCTCCTTGGGCTGCGGCGGGTTTGGCTCATCCAGTCCGGTGAGCCTCGCCTTGCCCATCGTGGCGGCCACCATGGCGGCGGCCTGCTCTTTCGTCTTGCCGACTGTCCGGGCTTCCTCAAGCTCAAGGATCAGCGATTCAAGCGTCACGCCAGCCCGTTCGCGGACCTCGGCGCGTAGCTCATTAACCCTTGCAGCCACCTTGGAATTCTTGAGGATGCGGCATGCGGCCTGGTGGATCGTTTCCTCTTTCGTGCCTTCCCGAACGTCGTATGCCTGTCGGTAGGCTTCGCTGGCGTTCCCGGTAGCGGCATAGACCACAGCGAACCGTTCCTGCTTGAGGGTCGGTCGCGTGTCTTCCCCTGTGGTCTTCTTCCGTCCTGCCATGTGAGCAGTAGGCGGGTTTTATCGCGCGCTAACAGGGCTATGCCCGCTTCCCCCACACGCTAGCGAACGCCTCGGCAATGCCGCCCTCTTCCTGCGCCCCCTCGTAGCGCGTGGCGTCGCGGTTGTTCAGGTCGCGAACCGCTGTCTCTACCTCTTCCCGCACCTTCCATAGCGGGGTTTCGCACGAGTACGGGCCGATCTGCGTTCTGAGTCGGCCACGCGGAAGCTCTCCGAATGCCGCATACCGCCTGCGGCCCGGGTCGTGGGCAATCCACAGCGGTTGATCGGGGCGCTTGAGGATCATCGTGATCACGTCGCCTACCAGGCAGTTACGGGTTGTGCGTGGCATCGTTGCTTTCCTCGTGCTACTTGCAGATATGCGGCGCCATCGGGTGCCAGTAGCCGTAGCCCTTCAAGCACTGGCCCATGCCTGCGGGCGGGTTAATTGGATCGGGCACGAAATGCCGGCAGCCTTCGCACACGCAGGATCTAGTCACGGGAGCGGGGCTGCCGGAATGCATGGTCAGAGCGTCACGCGCTCGCGTGCATCGACCAGCTTCGCGCGGGCGGTGCGCAGGACGTCGGCAAGATGCTGGATTTCCTCGGCGAGGTCCGATGCCATCGCAGGCCGGGCCTTGGCTTCATCGTTCGCTGGCGCGATGGCGCGAAGCGCTGGTGCGATCGAGTGGATCAGAGAATCGGCGTGGTAGTGCACCTCGCTGATCTCGTCGCGAAGGTTGCGGATCGCCAGCGACACCGGCGACTGCGGTTCGGCCTCGGTTGGCGCGCAAGGGTTACCGGCATAGCCGACTGCTTGCGTTGCGTAGCTCTTGTCCATCGTGTGCTCCAGTGATGCCGGCTCAGCCGGCGGAATGGTTGTTGGTCGGGAAGTGGCGCAGCCTTGGCAGTGGGGGGCGGGCATCAGGCGGCATCCTTGACGGCTTCCGCTGTCGCGGTGATCCGGATGCGCACCTCCCCACCCTTGCGCACCTCGTCCTTCACCCACGGATGCGGCACGAAGCGGCGGTCGTCGACACCAAGCGA